GGGGTTCCGTAAATTAACTCAGCAAAATTGAGATTTGCATCCCAAGGATTAAATGTACTCAAGTTAGTTGGATAATCAGTGCCATTTTGTGTCGTAGAAACTTCCTCAGAATCTTCAGAAAATGGTATTGGGTTGATAGTGAAACTAGGCATCTCGTATCCAAGATCTGGAATTGAAATCTCTCCAGCAAAAGCAGCACGAGTTAATCTTGTTGCTTCTTTAGTTGATTCAAAATCAAATGCTCCTTTAGGAAGTTTAAATGGTTCAATTCTAGTCTCTTCCCTAGAAAGTGCAGGTTCTGGTGTAATACCTAAGTTTGTGTTAACTGTGGTAGCTAATTTATCTAAATTTTTCAGTTCTGTAGGACTGACATCTCCAATACCGCCAATATCAAACAAACCTCCGACGCTGAATCTTCTACTGAACATATCTGGATCTACACCAGCGACTCTCATTTGATTGTCAAAGAAGTTCTGCCCATTATCTGAGAGATCATCAAATATCATTTTACGAACATCTCTTTGTATACCTAAAATTGATTTCTCCAATGAAGTCTTAGTTTTAAATAAGGCATCATATAGTGTTTTATCACTACCTGTTAATTCTGACGGTAGTTTTCCGCTAAGTTTAGTTAACGCATCAATTCTTGAAGAAACATCATTTAGAGATTTTTGTGCATCCGCGAGATCAGATATTTTTCGTGTAATATTTTCAATAATTCCCTTATCTTTATCAGTAACTAGACTTGGATCAGCAAAATCATATATGCCCTGGTTCAGTTGCTTAATTTGTTGCTGCAGTTCGTTGTACTGAGCACCAATATCGCTAAAAGTAGTATCAAGAATATTATCAGGATCAAAATCAGGATTCTCTTCCAAAAGTTGTTTAGTTCTTAATTTTAATTCTGCAAGAGTCGCTGCTTTTCCTTTAGCACCAACCATTGCAATAGTTGCTTGTTTAGCACTAGAGAAACTACCAGCACCAACAAAGTTAGCACCACTAGCTTTTAATATATCAAACAGTTTAATGCCGCCATAGACTGCAAGAACACCTAACCAAACATATGGATTTGCCATTAATCCAAGAAGTTTTGGAATACTGAATAGTAGTTTTGTAATTATACCAGTAATAGCACTTGTTACAGCACTAATCCCCACCTGAGTTGCCAGAGCAATACCACCAGCAATAGCAAGACCTTTTACAATATCACCTTTTATCTTCTCCAGTTCTTCTGTATCACCCTTAGTCCAAGCTTCTAAAGCATCAATACCTTTGATTCCTAACCATCCCATGAACAATGCTTCCATTGCTTTCATGAGTCTATCAAAAGGACCGTTTGCCTTCTCCTTCATCTTCTTCAGCGGAGAGATGACCATCTTATCCATTCCTTTTTCAAGGAAATTCTCCGCATTTATTTTTTTGTCGCGATCATCCTGATCTCTAGCTTTTTTTGCCTCTGCCCTATCAGATTTTCTTTCCTGTGCTGCCTGATTTTCAATTAAATTTGAAATTGCAATCAGATTTTTATTAATTGCAAGAATATTTTTGTTAATAGATTTTACTTCTTTACCAGTCTTTTCTTTCTCTGATCCTGGTAATTTAGAACCTACACTCTTCCCCTTTTCGTTTTCATCCTTCTTCTTCAGGATGTTCTTCAATAAACTAATCTTCTTGGCATTGACTTTAGTTTGTTTATCAACTTCGTCAACTCTTTTATCAGTAGTTTCTAATCCCTTCTCGTTCTTATTTGCCTTTACCCTAGTCGTTCTAAGGATACGAGCAAGCTTACCAATATCTGACTCTTCCCCTAAGGATTGATTTTGTACTTCATCAGATGCCATTAGCTTGCTGTGCCTTTAGATTTTGTTCTTCGATGTAATTCTCCAATAAACTAAGATAAATGTCCCTCTCCCAAGGAATCATGTTTTCAATATCACTCAAGGAGTATTTATGATGCTGCATGAGGGCGAAGTTAATTTTATAATAACCGACAATATCCTCATGCAACATCGCTAGCTGAAAAAAGATGCTAAACCCTCAAGTACGATCTCGTTTTCTACTCCAGTATTAGGATTAGTGTACTTGACAGTATGAGATAGTTTCGGCATGGTGTTAAAAAACTTCTCAATTTCTTTAAATTGGGAAGAATTTAACTGCTCAATAAATGCTAACCATTCTTTCTTCGTATGGTCTTTTGCTTCCCAAGTTTCTTCGTCAGAAAAAACCATGTCCACACAACCTGCGATGACATCAAATGAGGTATTTAAATCAACACCATCTCCAAAATTCTGATCGATAAATTCAGACAATGATGGATATTTCATTCTCAAAGTTAAAGTATCGTCGCACTTAATGTCTCTTGTGTGCTCAGGATCCTCAACCATTTCGATTTGATCAATGAAGACGGTGACAGGAACTTTAGTTTCCCCATCATCTTCACATGTCACGAGAACATCGATAGATTCTCCCACCGATTTACCACGAATATTTAAGAACAAATATTCAATATCAAATGTAGATAGATTTTCAATCTTAACTCCGCGTGTGATAATACACGCAGACAAAACATCTTTAATCGCTCTAGCAATCTGTTCAATGGATTCGCTTTCCATTGCCAATACAAGGATTTTTTCTTCCTTAACTAGAAATGGGCGATACTTGATTTTTTTCTTTGTTGATGGAATAACCAGTTCAAATGTTGGTGTTGCAATCTTAGGTAAAGGCATAATAATTCATTCAGTAATTTTATTTATTCGGTATAAAAGAACCCTTGAGAAGAACCTTTCGACCAGTCAAGTGGAGGAAGATTTGTAGAGAATTTCGTAGCATCTGCCCCAAGACCAAAATCAACATCCATATTTGCGGCAACGCCAAATGGGATATTAGAATACTCACTCTCTCCAGAGGGTTTAAATGTATAGGCGTCAAGTATTTTTTCGTTATAAGTCTTTCTTTGATTAGAACTGTAATCAAGACTTTTGATGTCTCCAGTTACAAATCTATCATAGTTGAAAGATACACTAATTTCTAAGACCTTACCAGTGCCATAATCAACAGCGGTTGGAGTAATATTGATTGGAAATGCATTGATATATGTATAGTCTATTTTTTGAAAATGATCTCTATCAAATTTTGATAACTGCATTTGACTACACTTGTAGTCGTCAGGATATCTCATCCTAGTATAGTATGCTCTCTTATCAAGTGATGCTTCACCACCACTTGCAATAAACTCTTGCCATAATTGAAAGAATTTTAAAATTCTGTATTGCGAATCTACCATGAAAGTAAAAGAACTCTCAGTGTAGATGCGAGTATGAGCAAACTTTTGAGTAATGCCCATATATTGACCCTTCACCTGTGCCGTAGCAAAAGTAGCACCAGGAAGTTCTGCTCCCTTGCACAACAACCCCATCTCTCTAGAGAGAAAATTGCGAGTAATTAGAGGTTCTCTTAACTGAACATATGTCAGTAAGTTTGTTGGGAAAGCAAGTAAAGAAAACTCAAAATGATTAGTCGTTGCCACATTCATGAACAACGATTTAATATCCCGAGTGCTTTGTTTTCTAGGGTAGTTCCTTCGTGGCACGCTAAATACCTTAGGTTAACTGTTTATAATGGCATATAAAGGGAGATTTCAACCTAGCAATATTGAGAAATATCGAGGAGACCATCGCAACATTATTTATCGCAGTTTGTGGGAACGAAAGTTCATGGTGTACTGTGACCGTAATGAGAACATTTTAGAGTGGGGTAGTGAAGAAATCGTTATCCCATATCGTTCACCTCTCGATGGCAGAATCCACAGATACTTCCCTGACTTTTATATCAAAGTTCGTGAATCTAACGGGAGTGTCAAAAAGTATATCATTGAAGTGAAACCAAAGAAGCAGTGTGTTGAACCCAAGGTTCAGAAAAAGCGTACTCCAACATACATTCGTGAAGTTGCTGAGTATGCTAAGAACCAAGCAAAATGGAAGGCTGCTAAAGACTATTGTGAAGACCGATTACTTCAATTTAAAATCTTAACAGAGGACAACTTAGGTGTATGAGCAGGTTACAAGGTATTGTGGATAATTTCGACGGGACTGAACAACCCGACGATATTATGCAAGAACTTATATCAGTATTGACAAATACCGAATTAGTTCCTGAACCAGGAAAGTTCTATACCTTTATATACCAAGCAAAAACTCCTAACATTGAATATGATGAGTTCCCACTGATTGCATGTACTGGAGTATCCAGAACAGGATTCACAGGTTTTAACTTTCATTGGGCATTACCCAGACAATACACCTGGGAAGAAGTAATTGGACAACTACATGAAGTGTATCCAGATGAGGTTGAGGATGCACGATCATTATCATATGCCAAATTCAGAATCTCTGCCTAAATAGCAAATAAAAAGGATGGCTAAACCTCCAAAGTTACTGAGGTATCCTCTGGATATCATTGACTCCACAACGGACTATATGTTCATTGAAGTGATGAAATATAATCCTGGCGGACAGTCAGCTTTGCCTGGGTTAGCATCTCAAGGAGAGAGTGCTCAAAGTATCGCCAGTAGTAATACAAACAATGTTTTCAATAGTTTTACTGGTAGTCAATTTTTTGGTACTGATGTAAGGCAGAGTATTATTCTGCCAATGCCAAATGCCATCGCTTCCGTCAATAGAACTGGTTGGGGAGAATCTAGAATATCGTCTCTTGCGGGAGCAGGATTAAAATTAAGCGGAGACTTGCTTGATGTAATAACTGGGAGAAAAGAAGAAGACGCATTAGCAGAAACTGCGAAAAAAGAACTGGAAGGAGTGCGGGGTGCATTTGATCTTTTAAGAAACGATTTTAAATCACGAGCTCA